GTTAGGGTCTCCCATGTTTTTTTGATTTTATAATTTACACACAAATATGGCAAATAACAATAAATTTTCACTGTTCGGTTTTACTATTTCTCGCCAAAAGGATGAGGAAGAAGCAACTGTTCAACAATCTTTATGCACCACCATCGCAAGATGATGGGGCATTAACTATTACATCTGCCGCATATTACGGCACATACGTTGACCTAGACGGGACAGCAAAGAATGAGGTAGAACTCATCTCTCGTTACCGTGAAATGGCAATGCAACCTGAGATAGAATCTGCGATAGATGACATAGTTAATGAAGCCATTGTGCAAGACGATGATGGTAAAATAACACAAATCATTTTGGATGATTTGAAAGTAAATGACAAAATCAAAAAAGCCATCAAAGAAGAATTCAATACCGTTTTACGTATGTTGGATTATAGAAAAATGGCCCAAGATATTTTCCGCCGTTACTATGTTGATGGTAGAATGTATTATCACATCATTATTGACCGTGAGAATCCACAAGAAGGTATCAAAGAACTTCGTTAACATAGACCCACGTAGATTACGTAAGGTCCGTGAAATGAAGAAACAAAAGGATGAAAGAACTGGTGCAGATATTATGCAACCAGTCAACGAATACTATATCTACAACGACAAAGTTGTTAGTGGTAGTGCATCCAATTTTGGTCCTGTTGGTGTTCGTATTACAACAGACTCTATTATTTCGGTGGTATCGGGCCTTATGGACTCCCGCCGTGCCGTGGTGTTATCATATCTACACAAAGCAATCAAGCCTCTTAATCAATTAAGGATGATTGAAGATGCAACTGTTATCTATCGTATTTCACGTGCTCCTGAGCGCCGCATTTTTTATATTGACGTTGGTAATTTGCCTAAGTTAAAAGCAGAACAATACCTACGTGATATCATGGTCAAGTATAAAAACAAACTTGTGTATGATGCGAACACAGGTGAAGTGCGTGATGACCGTAAGTTCATGTCTATGATGGAAGACTTTTGGTTACCACGTAGAGAAGGTGGCAAAGGCACAGAGATTACTACACTACCAGGTGGACAAAACCTAGGTGAGTTGGAAGACGTTAAATACTTTCAAAAGAAACTGTATGGTGCCTTGTGTGTTCCAATCTCCAGGTTAGAACCTAATCAAGGATTCTCACTTGGTCGTTCATCAGAAATTACACGTGATGAATTGAAGTTCTCTAAGTTTGTGGACAGACTAAGAAACAAATTCTCCGATGTATTCAACCAAGCCTTGCGTGTACAGTGTGTACTAAAAGGTATCTGTACAGATGAAGAATGGGAATTGTTTAGAGAAAACATTCATTATGATTTCATCAAAGATAATAATTTCTCCGAATTAAAAGAAGCGGAATTAATTTCACAACGATTATCTCTACTTCAATCGGTTGATCCATATACTGGTCGTTACTTCTCACAAAAATGGATTCAACAAAATGTGTTGCGTCTAACAGATGATGAGATTGCTGAAATGGATTCAGAGATTGAAAAAGAAAAAGAAATGGGTCTTGGATTACCAGTCTCAGTAACAAATGATGTTGCACAACAACAAATGATGGGACAAGTTCAGACCGACCAAATGGTACAACAATCAGAATTAATGCCTGATAATGCACCGACTGGTGGTTCCAGTTCTGGTGGTGATACTTCATCATCAAAAAGTAAACCAAAAGAAAAAAGTTCCAGTGGATCAAAATCAGTTAAAGGTGACCTCAGCTTAGAAGAAGTTGAAACAACGTTTACTAGATTAAAACGTATTTTATAATTAGGAGATAAAAATGCCAACAGCAAGAGAAATCATAGATTATGCAGAAACAGACAATGCGGTTGAAATGCGTGATGCATTATATGCTGCACTACATGATAGAGTTATGTCTCATATCGAAACACATAAAGCAGAAGTTGCAAAACAACTGATGAATCCAGAAGGTGCAACCGCTGAAGATGAAGTTTGTGTATGCATCAGAACCTGCCGCAACAGAAGCAGAATAATTTTGACACTGGTATAAATATTATTCAAACATAACAGGAATTACAAATGTCAAATTCATTTACATATCAAGTAATAAAGGATACCACAGAACATACAGTTATTAAATTAACCGGTTCTTTTGATGGTACAGGCCAAGAAGCCAATGCTGTTCGTATTCAAGCAAATACACTATACGGTGCAATGGATACTTCTAAAGGCAACTTACTTTCTTCTAGTGCAAATACAGGTGCATTAGATTTTTACGGTTTATCTGTATATCGTTTATGGTATGACTGTGCATCTGGTGGTGACGTAACACTTTCTTGGAACGCAGCAACACCATTGCCTATATTTGTAATGAATGGTAACGGTGAATATGATTCTGCTGGTAACTGGGTAACAATACCAAACAACGCAAAAGGTACCACCGGATGCAAAGGTGATATTGCTGTTACAACTAGAGGTATGGCAGCAAATGATAGTTACACAATGATTTTGGAATTACGTAAAGACAACGAACATTATCAACGTGGTCATTTGAGTGATCCAGCTGCGTTTAACTATGGCCCATATGCCATGAAACCATAAGGTAACAATAATGAAACTCATACGAGAACTTACCGAATCGGTACAATACTTAACGGAAGAAAAAGATGGAAAGAAAACACTTTACATCGAAGGTCCGTTTCTAGTAGCAGAAGCAGTTAACAAAAACAAACGCATGTACAAAGAAGAAACAATGCGTAATGAAGTTAACCGTTACAACGAAGAATACATTTCTAAAAATCGTGCCTTTGGTGAACTGGGACATCCAGACACCCCATCCATTAATCTTGACCGTGTATCACACTTAATTGTTGGTCTGCGTCAAGAAGGAAATGCTTGGATAGGCAAAGCAAAAATTCTTGAAACCCCTATGGGTAACATTGCAAGAAATCTTATTGAAGGTGGGGCACAACTTGGTGTATCATCTAGAGGTATGGGTTCTCTTAAAATGGAAAACGGCATCAATGTCGTTCAAGGAGACTTTCATCTGGCCACAGCGGCAGATATTGTAGCAGACCCTTCTGCACCTGGTGCTTTTGTGCAAGGTATTATGGAAGGTAAGGAATGGATGTTAGTTAATGGTATCTGGACAGTAACAACATTACGATGTTGCTAAACAGGAAATCAAACAAGCATCAAGCAAAGATATTGAAGCAGTAAGCTTAAAAATCTTTGAAAACTTCCTTAAAAAACTTTAAATATAAATATCCAATATAAATCAAGGAGATTCTCAAAATGGGAAAATTTAATCTGACAGACGCCGCTAAAGCAATTCTAACAGAAGGTGCAAAAGAAAATTTTGAAGCTTCTGTAAGCCGTGGCCACAAAGACGGTCCTTCAAAGTTGCCTACATCTGTTGCTTATGGCACTAAAGATGTTGGTGAAGTTGCAGGCGAAATCAAGAAGCAAGACGATGAGACTGGTGACTACACAAAAGGTACACCAACAGCAACACCTCCAGGTGCAACACCACCAGTTGGTTCACAACCTGCACAGAAGTTGTCTGGTCCTGCTGACTCACAAGGTTCTGAACACAAAGCTGTTCAAGCTGCAGCAACTGATTACAACGCAATTCGTGACCGTATCAAAGCTAAACTTGCTCCACAAATGATGCAAGCAAATCCAGGTGCAACATTCCAATCTTATGCTGAAGAAGCAGAAGAAGAATCTGATGATGTTGTTGCTGAAGAAAAAGAAGGTCATGAAGACTCAGCCGAAGACAAAAAAATGATTAAGGCCATGATGAAGAAACAAAAGATGAAAGAACAAATGGACCAAGACGTAGGTGCATTGCTTTCAGGTGAAGACCTTTCAGAAGAATTCAAATCAAAAGCTACTACAATTTTCGAATCTGCCGTTGTTGCTCGTTCACAATCTATCATGGAAGAAGTTGAAGAAGCATTGTACGAAGAATTCGAAGTTGCTGTTGAAGCAGTTAAAGAAGATTTGGCTAAGAAGTTGGATGACTACATCAACTACATGGCTGAAGAATGGTTCAAAGAAAACCAATTGGCAATCGAAAAAGGTCTACGTGCCGAAATCGTTGAAGATTTCATCCGTGGTCTAAAAGGTCTATTCGAAGAACACTATATTGACATTCCAGAAGAAAAAGTGGATGTTGTGGAAGAATTGACAACTAAGGTTGAAGAATTGGAATCTTCTATCAACGAAGAAATTTCACGTAACGTTGAAATGAAGAAACAAATTAACGAGTTTAAAAAGAATGAGGCTATACATGCAGTATGTGAAGGCCTAACGCAGACACAAGTAGAGAAACTTAAATCACTCGCAGAGAGCGTTGAGTTTACTACTGAAGAAGAATTTGGTCGCAAACTAGAAACATTGGTAGATTCATACTTCCAACAATCAGTTAAAGCACCAGTTAGTTCTGCCCTGAACGAAGCTGTTGAAGTTGAGGACGAAAAAGCACCATCGGCTGCTGTTGATCCTGCAATTGCACAGTACGCACAAATCATCTCTAAATCATTGGTTAAATAAATAAAATTTACCAACAAAAGATACTTACAAGGAGACACTCATGTTATCTAACAGAAGAACTACAAAAGAAATGGGCACCAGTGCTTGAGCACGAAGGCCTAGAGTCTATCAAAGACCCATACAAGAAAGCTGTTACAGCACTTGTTTTGGAAAACCAACAACGTGAAATGGCTGCTGCTGCACAACAGTTGAATGAAACTGCTGTTTCTGCTGCACCAACAAACGTTACAGGTTCTGGCATTTCTAACTACGATCCAATCTTGATTAGCTTGGTTCGCCGTGCATTGCCTAACTTGATTGCTTATGACGTTGCTGGCGTTCAGCCAAATGACAGGACCTACAGGTCTTATCTTCGCAATGCGTGCTCGT